TTATATATTAGTTTTTTATGAAGTGCAAGAGATCCTGTAGTGAAGTTACGTATTTCAACGATGTAGCTTTTGTTTACGTAGCTACTGAAACGCTGGGTGCAGCATCTTCGATCTTATTAGTTAGATTAGCTAATCTAGCTTCTTCTAACTTAATCTGATTAACAACATCTCTTATTTTATTGTCAATCCGGACCATATCCAGAGTATATCTCTGATTATCCCGTTGCTGTACCGCCCACTCTGTTTCGAGACCCCTCTTCGCTTTGTAAAGATCTCTGATGTGCGTTTGCATCTATAACCTCCTCATAGGTTACCCATATTTTAGATTTATTACTAAATCCATCTTTCTCCCATTTTATATCATTTTTTCCTAGCTTGTCAACTAGTGCATCTTCAAAGGCTTTACTATTGTCTTCTGACTCTACTTCAAAGTCAGCATAGTAGCCATATGCTCTGATTTGTACACGGAAGTTTTTCATGGTTGCCATATCTTTCTATCACAAAAAAAGGGGGCCCGAAAGCCCCCTTTTTAATTAGTTAATCAGATGATTACGCACCTGGTGAACCGAAGATACCTCTAGGGTCTGAGAATCCGAATGAATATCTCTCTCTAGCTTTGTATCTCACGTTACCTGTGTCGAAGTCACCTTCCATAGCTGTTTTGATTGGAGATCTAACGAACATTTTTAATCCGTTAGGTACATCTGTTTTGATAAAGAACGCGTCTGTATCAGTTAAGTAGTTGTTCACTACGTAACCTTGAGGAATCATCCCCATTGATACTACTGCGTTAATATCATTGTCAGCTGTTCCAACTCTACCTTGAGATTTCATCAATCTCTCAGCAGTAAATTGAAGCTCAGAAGGAATAATCATTTTTACTCCTCTTGCTGCAATTTTTAGACCTCTCTCATCAGTTAGCGCCGCGATGTCAATTAACGATTGTTCTAATGAAGTCTCGTTAAGATCCGCAGATGTGCTTAACTCATTTTTGAAAGTTCCAGCTATCGTTGGGTGGTCAGTAGCACAAAGCTCCTTACCATCACCACCAGCAAATGAACTGTTGAATGCATTGTTTAATACATTCGCAGCTTTTACTTGCTTAGTGTTTGCCATCGATCTTGCTAATGCTTTTGTATATCTAGACGCAAGTCTGTCATACAAGTTGTCTTCAATCGCTTCTTCAGTGATTGAGAACGCAAGAGCAATTGTTTCGTGCGTATATCTAGCAGTGAAAGTTTCTTGTGCGTTGTCAAAAGTTACGCCAGATCCCTCTGGTTTTACTTGAGCGTTCGCGAAACCAGATAACATTACTTCTTCTTCAAAAGCTCTGTCACTGTTTTCTGTGTCGAAAATTTCAGCGTGCTGATTTTCGTATCTTTTATACTCCAGGCCGAATAGTGCATTCAATCCTGGCTCTAGTTCTTTAACTAGTTGTCCTCTTGATATTGCCATAATATTATACTCCTATCCTATTATATACCTGTTGTGCCTTTTAAGAAGTGCTCGTTAATCATAACTACCAAGTTAACGTTAGCAGAACCTGCTTCGTTATTCTCGATATCTTTTGATATTGCGAGTACTCTTAATTGTGCCGTAGCAGTTTTAAGATCTGAATGATCTAACTCCACTTTCGAAACGAAGTTCGGTGAAGCACCTGATGCGTACACAATATCAGCGTTTAAACCGACATCTGCTGCTGCTGTAGCGTCGTCGGATTGTATTTCAAACCTTTCATAAGGGTCATCACTTACAAAACCTTTAATATCCGTTGCGGTATTAGAAGCCTTCAAGTGATTAGCAAATGTAGGTTTGCTTGTTGATGCGTCAGTAAAGAATACACCCGTAAGTGAACCCAGTAATGTATCTGTTGCTGCCGCTACAGTTATTGTTCCAGTTGCTGCCATTTCGACAGGATCGTTCTGGAAAATCGCTGATGCGGAAGCTGCGATATCATACTCAGATAAACCTTGGTTGTCTCTATTCTGACCAACTTTGCCAACGGGTCTTAATCCGAAAGCTGAGTCTTTATTTGCCATAATATTGTCCTCCTAAGACATGGTTTATTGTTTATGATCGCGCTTGTCTTGGTATCGCAAAGAAATTATTTCTTCGTACCACCAAAAGTTACACGACTTTGTCTCTCAGCATTAATCGGCATGCTGGAGTGCTCTTCCTTCATAAGGTCGTTGTTAACTGCATCGTCTCGATCTTTAGTTTGCTGTGCAAAATAAGCTTCTCGAGATTTGGCAACCTCTTCCGGTATCCTAGCAAGCACTAGGCCACCAACTCCAATGACTCCTGCGTATTTACCTTCTTTTAGACTTGGATAATCTTGATCGGGATATTGATCAGCTCTCACTAATTCCCATCCAGATCTGATTTTACCTGACATGTTTTTGGTATCGTCGAAACCTAAAACTTCAGTTCTTATCCATCTATGCCTAAAACCGTCTGGCGCAGGTGGTGCATCTAAAGATGATGGTGGAGTCCAAGTCGTAGGTCTTTTATCTTTAGCTCTAGACTGGCTCGCACGCGGGGTTTTTATTTTATCGTTTTCCATATGCTATACCTCCTTCGTGATTTTCATTTGTTTCGCATACTCTTCTAATGGCACTCCTAATTTTTTAGCGATAGCAACCTGAGAAGGTGTGAGTCTCACGGTTTTGCGACCTGACTTGTTAACACTTCGCTTCGCTGAAGCTACTATTTGTGTCGGTTTGGTCGTATCATTTTGAACCTTATCATCAGTATTACCAAATTTATTTGGAAATTCAAGTCTTATTCTCTTATCTATCTCAGAATAATACTCGTTAGACTGAGGATCAAAGCCCTCTTCATCCACTAGTTTTCTATGTAGATCAAATGCAGTGTATGTCATAGCTGTATCTGTGCCAAACCACTTGTTTTTAGCTCCCCATTCTTCCGCTTTAGGATCAGGTTGAGCTTCTCTTTTAGGAGATACTTTTGGTATTTCCTGTTCTTTTGACTCAGTTTTAGATAGTTCATAAGCTGCTTTTGTCTCATTTAGTCTTGCTTCTTCGTATCCAAGTCTTGCTATTTCTTTGTTAGCTTCAACTTCTGCGGCAAGATCTCCTGCCTCTTTAGCTGCTGATAACTTAGCCGCTGCTGCTTGTAGACCAGATTTAATTTTCTCTTCTCTGTCTTTAACACCAACTTGTTCAATTTGAGAGTATTTCTTTTGAAGTTTTTCTTTTGCTTGTTTTTGATTTCTAGCAAAAGATAAAGCCTCATCTTTTTGTCTCTCAGCCTCTCTCCACTTCTTTGTGAGTTTAGCTATTCTTCTTTGAACATCTTTTGAATACGTTTCTAATTCTTCTTTCTTTTGTTCAGGCTTCTCTTCCTGTTTAGCTTCTGGCTGCGCGTCGCTGCCTTCTGCTTTCTCTTCTCTAGGTTCCTCTGCTTGTGGCGCGGGACTAGAGTCTTCTTCCTTAGTTTCTACTTCACCTTCTGGTTTCTGTTCTTCTAACTCAACGTCAGCTCCAGGACCAGAGGTATCTATATCAACCATCGGAATGCCTTTTTTGTTTTCTTCTTCTTGCATAGTCTCCTCCTATGTTAAATGTAATGCAACACAGATTCTGGATCTTTTATTGTACCCAAAACCTCGTCGTCGTTAAGAAGACGGACTTCTCCACCTTCTATTGGTAAACGTGATCCTGCATATCTTGCAAAGATCACCCAATCTCCTTCTTTACACCAAGGGCCTGTTGGAAATTTTTCTTTATCTCCATATGCCATTGGTCCCATTTTAACAACATAACCACAGTTAGTTGCTATTCTAGCTTTGTCTAATGACTCTTGTGCTATAATAATTCCACCTTTAGTTTTTTCTTTTGGTGTAAAAGGTAAAACTAAAAGTCTCCATCCTGATGGGACAGGTAATTCATCTTTAATTGACCCTACGTTTGTTTCGTCAACTCGTTTTGTAGGTTCTACTTTTTCCTCTTTATACTTTTCTTCCAAAGCGTTTTTATGCTTTGGGACCTCGTTTTTCGAGGTCAATAATTGTTCCTTGCTCATTTTTTTGCTCCTTTTTATCTAGCAGGTTAGAGATTTCCTGAGAAATATATTCGTAGGCATGTGCCTGTCCTAACATATATTTATACTTTTCCATATTGTCAACCCCTCCGCTTATCATTGAGTCACCAACATTTTGATAAAGTTCTTTTAATTGTCTTTGTATTTTAGTTATTAGCTCTAAATCTTGCATTATTCAAAAGCCTCCAACGCTTCCATTTTATCTTTTGCATCTGCTATTTTGCTTAATAATTTATCTATTTCTTCCAAATGCTGTGGATGTTCTCCTATTGCCACTGGATTATCCAAATAAATGTTTATCGTCGTATCTGCTTCTGCAATGTCTGCTTCATATCTAGCTCTAAGTGAAGCCAACATGGGTGTTCTTTTATTCATTTTTTCCTCTCTTTCCTAATCGCTTCTTTACCTCTTTTAAATATGCTAGCCACCTGGCTCTTACCCATAACCTTTGCTCTTTGCTCACCAACCGTGAGGATTTGTATTTTTCTTGCAAAAGGTTTTTTGACTTTTTTAACTTTCGCAACTGTTTTACGAGCGTCTGTAGGGGTCGCAAACTTAATTCTAACAGTATCTCTAGGATTCTCATCTGTGTACAGTCTCCTCCCAGAACCTTTTGGTTTTTTACCTGTTCCTGTTTTTGGATCCGCCATTAATAACTCCTTTTAATGTTTTTGCTTGACCAGCATGTGCTTTGGATGCTTTCTTCAAAGCTTTAACTACCTTTTTAATAGTTCTTTTCTTGCCATTTTTTAACATTTCCATCTCCTTCTTGCCTGACGGATACGTGAGTTCGGATCGTTTCTTGTTTTTGCTGAAGCTCTTTTGAGCTGACCTAGTGATCTCCC